CGGGACGTTCCCGAGGCCTTTCTTGATATTACTGCCCAACTTGGGCCAGGAGTTTTCGACATGCGCAATCACAACGTGACCGTGCTCACACCCGCACTCCTCCAGTTCATCACCGACGCCAGCCTCGGCGTGGTCGCTGGGTGCGAGCGCTTCCCCCGGTGTTACGTCGACGTGACGATCGACGCGACACACAAGGATTGTTTCGTGTTCATCGCGGCATCCTGCCGTACCGTGGACACCCTCCATGGTGAGCACAACATGGTGGAGAAGCTCGTCATCTCGCGTTACGAGGGCGAGAGCCAGTACACGGTTGGTCCTTTCTCCCGAGAGGACAGCCGTCTGATCCTCGCCACGATGATGGCTGAGCGTGAGAAGGAAGCGGTCATTGCCCGCAACCTCAACATGGCTCAGTGGGCGAAGAACAGCGAGAAGTGGTGCTGATGCGGGGTCACCCGCTACGTGAGCCCCACACGCCGTGACCCACGGCCGACCTAGGCATGTCGCGAAACTGCCCTACGTCAGATAATTTCCTTTCACCCCATAACACCCATTATAGAGGAACCTCATGAGAGTCGACACCTTTGTGATCATGCCAAGTGGCGCCGGTAAGACGACGTTGATCGGCGCACTTAGGGCGAAGGGCGCCCTCGGTCTCAGCATTGGCGAGTACGATATGTACAAGGACTACCCCGAAGTGCTGGCTGCTAAGGAGCGCCGGCACGCCGATAGGGAAGCAGGACGCGAAGAGAGCTGGGGTGACGAGAACGATATCGTTCGTTGTCTCATGGCTGAAGACAGAACGTTCTACGACGTATTCTTTCTCCACCACCTCGAGCAACTTAGGCCCAGATGTGCACCCAAGTACATTCTCCACGGTGCCAAACGTGTCATCACTGTCCTCCCGTCCCGCGCACTTGTGTTTAGCAACCTCGTCAAGCGGGAGGGTGAGGGAAAAGCGCTCCTGCTTATCCGAAATTATGACGAGGTAGCTCGTTATGTCGTTGATCCAAGCTTGGGTGATATGGGTCCCTTCAAAACCGAGCTCATCGGCGGGATGACCTCGAACGATACGACCCAACAGTTGGTGTACATGGCCTTATATCCTAAGCGTCGTACCCCACCTCGCCTTGCCCAGCGCAGGCGTTAGCACTCCGCAACCTCCCGCCGCCACACGCGGCCAACCTGGGCATGTTGGAAAACTGCCCTATTACTTCCCTCCACGTTCCTTCTATTATTGAAAGCCTACTCACATGAACAAATCAGTTGTAACACGTGTCCTTGAAGTGACCCAAACACCCGCCTCAGCTCACCACTACCTGAGTAAGCGCGGTTTCATTCTCTCTTCCTCTGGCCTCACTCCCCCCGCACTCGCCGCCTCTTTTGGGGTCTTTGGCCTCTTCACATATCTCCAGACCTACCAGCTGGTCTCGGACTGCGGTTGTGTCGGCGTGGCTTTGCTGTTCTATAGTGCAAGTGACGAGATGCACCTCAAGTGCATGACCGGGTCGATAGAGGAGGCAGTACAAGTTCTGGCCCATACCCCCATCCCCACCGTCATCGTACGTTGGGACCTCACCAACTGCGAGAACAAACATTCTAAGTTCACGGAAGCCGCCTTCGCTGAGCGAGTTCGTAGGGCGAAGGAACTCAGAGGTGAGATGACAGAACACGACGACGATGACGAGAGTGATCCCGATGGTGATGATGACTGGGTCGAGAGCCCTTGTCCCTACGACCCAGACCAAGGGCAAGACACCCCCCAGGCTCCATGGAGCGATCCAGCCCCATGGGAAGATGATCACTTTGGTGACCTAGGTGATCCCTGGAATAAGAACTGATTCGAACGACCCCTCCGCCGGCCAGGGTATCATTGACACCCTGGCCGGCCTTCCTCTCCAACACAGGATAACTACATGAGAAATGCGACCCGTATATCTCTCCTCCAACGTCCCTCACTTGTGCTCTTTACCGCCATGGGTAGCAATGGCGAACAAAGGCTGTTCCCCGTGCTTAGCACACCTGACTTTCATGGTACGCTTCCCTTCTATGGCGAAGCCCTTAAGGTCCGTGACCCTGAGCTCCCCTGTCTTACACATCATAAGTGGGCACCTAGTGCCCATATAGTGCTCAAGCCTTCAGGTTGGCTTACACATGTCGCCACGACATCCGACACACCACTCGGGATGTGGTCCATGTTCGCAGGCTCCGATGGCCTGTTGGCACCCGGCGCGCTTGCGCTCTTTCCACTGACCATCGGCGTCTGCGAACTTGGCGTACAGAAGCCCTCCATCCTGGACGGCGACTTTGGGTACCCGTCACCCAAGCAGAAAGGTTTCTGTTCCCCACCATCGGTTTGGAAGATGCGCACCGCCCTTATGGATGTGGAAGCCTGTGCTATCCTCTTCGGTGCGGATGAAGACTCGGTGCGCGCGGATTGTTGGGGTCAGGTGTATGAGGTGGTCAAACGTGCCACGTCCGACGCACCCGCGCTCCTAAATGGTTATGGACTTCAGTATCTGGCGGACTCAGCCCTCAAGTTTGCTCAATATCGTCCGTGCACCCAAGTACTGACATCCTCCGACCTAAGGACTCTTGAATGACATGGTATAGAATACCAGACGGTGGCTGGCGTGAGGGCGATAACGGCGTTTCGGTGCGACTGTCACAGTCTAACGCCTGGCGTTTTGTTGACTTAGGCGACGTGTTTCCAGAGGCCAACTTCGATTGGGGATGGTGTGGTTGGAGCCCGTGTAATGTACTATACCTTACACCCACCACTAACACACTCCGAATCCTCACAGAACTAGGTTTTGACATCGACGTCACCGACCTCCCCATCACGCGTTACAACGCAGGCCGCCCTCAGGGCACGTCGACCACCACGACGGGGTTGTCCATCTGGGAATGGCTCCCAGCAGTATTAGTTATAGGTTTCGCCTTATGGATAACCTTTCGTTATCCAGAAGACCACCTCAACGCAAACATCAACAAGATGTTCAGAAAGATAGGAGCATGATCGAGCTTATTATCGCCCTAGTGTCATTGGCCGTGTTGTTACTAGGAATGTGGCGCGAATGGAGGACCTCACGTGCGTGATTACATCATCATCGTTCTTGGGGTATTCCTTCTCACGAAGTTTCACGACTCGCAGCCCAGTACACTTGACAGAAAGAGGAAAGGTAAGAGGCGTCGAAGCGGTAACCCCGGATCTCCGGGATACACCTTGCCACCCGACGAACCCACTCTTGCCGTAACATCCTCACCTTCCGCTCCACCGGTCGTAAGCCAATCACCATTCGGGTCCGGGTCGGCAGCCCCGCTCAATGGCGATCGCACGAACTACGTGGATGTTCCATTCGATCCGAGCTATTCGGAACTACTTCCCTCATCGAGTGAAGATCCGGAGCCACAACCGCCTGATGTCCAGGCAGAAGAGCAATCATGAATCAGAAGACCCTTTTCTATATCGCACTCACCTTCGTTGCTTTCGCTCTCATGAACCGAGCCCAGAGCTCGATGCGGAGCAAGCCCATTACGATGACCTCTACCCCCACTTCTACGCCAGCCGGCAAGAAGAAGAAGGGTGGTCTGTTCTCGAAGTTGGGCAAGTTGGCGAAGCCGATCGCGAACGCTTACGGGATCCCGTTGGACAACAACAACCTCTACGCTCTCAACGATGAGGCATCGGTGGTCTGATGGAACCCGCCCCCTCAAGTCTGTGGGTTACTCGCATAGATGACATTATCAATGGAATTATTACCGCCGCTATGGCGGACGAGCCAATTGAGGGGCTTTATGTTGATAACGGACAGGTCGTGGACGCCGATTGTGCCGTCCTACAACCTGATGCGGCGGGTGTGATTCGTGCCCTGCTCCCCAGGACACCCATCGACTCACTGTTTACGTACGTCATAGCTAAAACCACTAGTGTAACTGGCTCATCCACACGTGGGATTTCAGCCCAGTACGTGACGCCCACTACGCAGCGTTATCTCACTCTCAACCCGAACAGTGATCTGGCGTTACCTTATGGTGCGAGTGTGGTCAATTTCACCGCCGACGGTGGTGAATCGGGAGCCGTTACCTCCTGGAGGTGGCCTCTCGATGCGACATTGCGATCCACGATCCCCGAAGCGTTTCCTGTCTATTATGACGTCAGTCAGGTTAGTTTCGCGCTGAATGGGCCGACCGCTACCATCCAGACCATTACTCCATTCTGTTCCCCGCTTCCGCTCTTCGCGGCTCAGATTTACGTGACACAGAGTGGTTGGTCCAACTCGCCCTCCACCACTAACGTCGCTCACTATCAGGGTACGAGCATCACCACCCCTACTAACTCGAACTCCGCCACGGGGCTGGTTTATGACTCACTTCCCATGGGTGTGTTGCACATCGCCATAGGATGGCGTGATTACAACGGCACACAACAGCATGCGTATATGAAGGTCAATCCCTTCACTACTAACGCTAATGAGCGTTGTCGTATCACCATGCTCTTTGCGTCTAAGACGGTTACATTTGCGAGCGATGATTTTAGAGCAGCTCAAACTGCCTACTTTGACAACCTAAACAGGTACCTGTGTCCTGCCAAACTCTCCCCTGGGTACATTGTCAATACCACTACCACCACGGCGATTCCTCAGGAGTATACCGCCGGCTCAACCAACGGCCTTACTACACTGAGCGCATGTGGTGCTGTGACTGTTCGCTGTCTATACGAGGGTCCGGAGAACAACATCGCCGCTGCCTCTTCGTCACAGTACAACCCTGTCACTGTGCGCGTGGTACTTCGCCCCTTGTCTGATCTCCAGCACTATTACTCCGCGGCGCTCAATCCCTGTAGTGGGAAGAAACGCCGACCTATTTGTTCACCCGCCAACGCACTCGCATCACCGGGTGACCCAGGTACACCGTCTACACTTCGAGGAGAGGTGGACCCCACGAGTGGCGGGCCCAACCCACCATCCACCTCTAATGAGGTGGTGATCGGCTATCCCCCATCCAACACCCCGAGTTGCCCAAATTGCGTAAACATATCACCGAAGCCCGTGTTCCCGTCACCAAACACAGGTGCACGTGGTGGTACGTTTCACTCCTTCTAACCCTACACGTTAGTGGTTGTGCAAGCGTTCAACCCGATCCTACACCACACGTTCGTGACCGTGGTTTTATTCCATTGACGTCCGTTCTTATGGACGACCTTTTCACATTTAGTTGGCTCGCGACATGTTGTATTGTGGCTGGAATCGTATCGTTCGTCTTTCGGAGATATCTCCCTTGGAATGGACACACGTGGAAGGCTTTTACTGGAGCAGGCGTCGCGTGCCTAGTCGCGAAGTGGGCCCTAGCCTACGTCGCTGCCTGGCTAGGCATCGTGATGACCGTGGTGATCTCAGCTATTCTGATTTTCTTAATCCTTTATTACGGGGGGCCCTGTTATGACTCACTGCGGAACCTTATTCGTAGGTGGCGTTCCAGTGGCCCTAAGTGAGGACTCCTCTCTCGAGCCTAGGGGCATTTATGGGATGACATACTTCGATGGACCTTCCATCGCAATACGAACTTGTAAGGGTGGTACGCCTCGTGAGAGGCGTGCGCTCATACATGAAGTACTTCACGTTCTTGACGAATCGTATCGTCTGGGACTTACGCACGATCAGATTCGTGCGTTGGCTACGGGTCTACACACCACCCTGGCCGATAAGCGTAATATGGTGTGGTTTGGCTATTAATCATGTCCACGACATTGAATCCCGCACCCTCGGACAAGGGTAGCGATTTCTCCACTCTCCGTCAGGTTCTCAACAGCGTCTCCGCCAAGAACGGTACCCTTCCGTCCGTCGTTACTCGTGGTTGCACCCTCCGTACGGCCACCTACTCGACAACCGGTACGCGACCCTTCGACGTCGTTCAGGCCATTGGATCCGGATACCCATTTACCACCCCTTGGGATGGTGGCACCAAGAACTCCGTTGTGGCGTCAGCCGCCGCGGTCACTCAGACGATTACGGCGAAGGCATCCACAACCTTCCCCGCCATCCCAGTGTACGGCGCATACGTCCGTATCAACGGCAGTAACCAGGTGACTCTGGGAGGTATCACACTGTCGGTGGCTTGGAAGAACCTCCAGGGTGAAACGATGGATAACTCCATCACCGTCGATCCCGCATTCGCGGACAATGGCGGTGTGAAATCCATTGAATTGTGGGTTTTCCCGGCCGCACCGATTCTTGGTCGGTACGTCTACGTTCCGGCCGCGGTCACTCTCGGCTTCGCCCCAACCGGTGCGACCTACGCGGCGCAGAACGTTGTGGTGACGGTAGGCGCTGGTATCCTTCCAGATACCTCCACTGTGTTCAGCACACTCCTTACACGTGGCCAACGAGAGGTCGATGACGTTTTCTCGTCGTACTCCGCCACCCAGCAGCGTCTCGCCCAAATCGGTCGTTCCTTCTAAGAGGGCGCCACCGATCGGCGAGCCGCCGATAGGAGGCAACTTACTTGGATCCACGTAGCCCTTTGGTTAGGAAGACATTGCTTGACGAGTACGTCCATTACTATTACCAGGATTACGAGCGCCGACCCATGCTCGTGAACTGGGTGATGGAGCGATACGGCGGACAAGCGATGTCTGATCTCGAGATCGCGACATCGAGCGATCTCCTCGCGAATCGGGACATTACCGCACGTAGGTATGGCCCTATCATTACTGCCAGGTTGGTCTGGCTGGAGAAATACTCATGATGGACATGTCGTCTAAATTGTTTGAACTTATGCCCTTGATCTCCATGTTGCAGAAGGGTAACATCACATTCGCTGATGTGCTTTCTGGTCGTGGTAACGGTGGCATGATCCGGATGCAGTTACTTAACCTGATACAGGGTAAGGACTCTGCCAAACGTGAAGTACTCGAGGCGCTCACTGCGATCGAGGAGAGTGCTTCACTTCAAAAGAAAACATTCATCGATGTGCTTCTCGGCAGCTCAGCTGACCCCGCACTCGGTGACAAGCTTAAGAAAGGCTTGAAATCATTATGAACAAAGAACTGATCATCGGCATCATCGTCGGTTGGCTCCTCTGGCGTTGGTATTCCGGACTGGCGATTCTGCCGTTCTCGGGAGGCCCCATGTATGATGAGTCCGAAGATGAGATGGAGGCTGATCTCTACGAGATCGGCTGACACGTCTGCGACTATAGACCGCGTGATGTGATGACTCACATCACGCGGTTTCTCTCTCTTTCCCTCTCAATATTGGCCGTACGTGTGTACGGCCGGCACAAAACCCAGGAGTGTGTATGCTTCAGCTCATCAAGACACCGACACCCATTACTACTAAGTCTGATTCACAGTTCCGCGCACAGCCTATCGCATCCCTCGCCCTTTACGACTTCGCGTCCCCATTCGTACTCGGGACCAAGGTCACCGTGCCATCCCGTGGTGCAACGAAGATGGGCATCTTTGGGTGCCTCACACCCGCGATGTTCCCAAACGCACTCATCTCCTCCGTGGATGATATCTCCGATGCTGTCGAGACCACCATGCCTGCGAACGCACCGGCTTACGACGCCGGCCTCTGGTCCAAAGCTCTCACGTCAATCAACACCGACCTTCGGATCGGTCCGGTCGCATTCAAGGAATTCAGCGCGAACGAATACATGACCATCGGGAACCTCCCGAGTGGGCGGTTCGGCGCTTCAGTTCGCCGACGTGCGGGACTCCCGCCCGCGGCATCCGAGCCGCAGGGCCCTTACAGCTGGGAAACGAGGAGCTCATGGAATTTCCTCGAAACCTGCAAACAACACACCGTCAACGGCACCTGGTTCAGAGGTGCAGCTTACAACCCTAACTGGATTCGTACCAGCCGAGAGGGCAGTGCCGAAACGTCGAGTTTCTACAACGGTGAATGTTCTTCACCCATGACGAAGAGTCTGCTCAACAACATTGATGTTGGGCATCCGTTCGGTGCGACCGCTGCACTGTCCGCTCTTCTCGACAGCTCGATGTGGGACAAGTACCAACGCGTCGCCGAGGGCGAATTTGAGAGTGACAGCGCCGAGGCTCCCCGTGCGGGCACGGGTGCCTGGGACCTCCTGAGGTTGTTGTATGACCTGTCTGATTGGCACCTTTGGACTAACCTCCACAAAATGGCCAAACGTGACTTCACTGATCCTTCGATGCTCGGGTTCCTCGCACAAAACGATCTCGTCAAGGGTGTTACCCCTCGATATGCCCAGCGAGTTTACATTCTCGGTCAGCTGGGCGCCTTCGCCTACGCGCCGGCTCTCGCCATGTGGCGTCTGCTCGACACGGTCTACGACATTCCTGAGTTCGTCGAGGCTGAACGTCGGGCACAGAACCCCGCTGAGTTCGATCAATTCCGTGCGTACGCCATGGGGTTGCGATCCCTCCCTCTCCCGATTCCTCTCGCACGCGTAGTGGAGTACGGGCTGCCGTCGGGGGCTGACCATCCCCTCTCGTTGTTGCACGACACAGTGCTCGCACTCGCAATCAACGCTACTAGCCGGGGGAGCTCCTCTACCCAGGCGATGCGTAAGTTCACGGCCCTTGGTGTGCAGACCTACCCTTCGGTCGGCTCTCCTAAGCTGTTTCACTCTTTCTTCGATAAGTACAACATGTCGGCGTACCACACGCTTACACGTCGTCTTCATGAATTGCTCACTCCGTCCAACTCAGGTTTGATGGATGTGGGGCAGATCTACGCGAAGGGAGCCAGTACTTTCGGGTTTGTACAGCCCTCCACCGCGCGTGCGCGATACCAGGATCCAATCATCGTAGATGGCATTTCGGCAGACGGCGCCGCTACCTCTTTTGGAGATCTTCTCGTCTCCGACCCCATCCCAAGTGAATTCGCATCTGGCGAGCTGGTATTGGCGACGAAACGTGCGGTTCCCGGTTCTAACGCTAAGGTGATCATCCCTGATGAGGTCACCTACTACGCTCCAATCCTTCGTGACAGTGAGTCATTCTCCCGTGTTATCGGTAAGTATGGTGCCGATATCTTCGATTTCCGTGGCCAGCCAGCCACATCGGACGATGTCAACTATCGGTCGATCATTGATGTGCGACGTCCGATGCGTGAGTTCCGAAACGATCGCGCCGGGTGGGAGTCCGAAACCGGTATGACCGAGGACGAATTTCAGGCCTGGGTTACTTATCTGCGCGCACTCACCGAGCCCGTGATCAACGCTACACTGGATACCTTCATGACAGGGACGGCTTTTAGGTCTGAGGTGATGATGGTGATGAAGGGTGCTGAGGCTAAGGAATTGAACACGAGTGTTCGTTTTCGCGTGCTGGGATCCGACAATATGAAGGTCCTTCCCTTCACTGACGACGGCTCACTTCTGTTGACCACTGAGCATGATCTCAGGACCGGTCACAAATTCTCTCTCCTCAACGGGAGACTTTTCAGCGAGTACGACCCTAACGGCACGGTTTACGCTCGCACAAGCGAAATCGTGATGCCAAAACGTCTTATCACTTCGATGTGATAAGTTGACACGACCCTCCTCGGTGATAGGGGGTTGACTGGGGTTCCAACCCCGGTCAACCCCCTTCTTTTGATCCCATACATACAAGGAGCTCGTGATGAGAACATACGGCGTACCTGTTTATACTACTACTACTCAGGACCCAGTAACGATCCACGTACCCGGCGAACAACTAGGACGTAGTGAGGTTAACGGCGCTCTTTTCGCCAATTCCCTCAAATACAAGGAGTCGGCCCCAGCTGGGCTAGAACCCCGTGAGTTCCTCATGACACCTGATCTCTACCAACGGTTCCGGGACCGTGCGAGGGATGCCCTGTCGCTTACCCCCGATCGACACGATATGAGGGATAGCTTCTGGAGGATGCACCTCTCCAAGTGGATCCCTGAAAACGGTTCCGCTCCCGGTTGGTATGTGCCCCCTGTCCTTGACTATAGGCGGCGACTTGAACCTAAGTTTAACGGTGCCATATTCGCTTGGCTTAGGAGGCGGGCTTATCTTAATTGGCCTACCCTCTCCGAGTTTAAAGTATCCGCGAAATTGCGTGTGCCAACTGACTCCTCTCACGGTTCTCCAACCTTTGGATCGGGTCTCGACGATCTCTTCGCCCACCTCGGGTTGGCGGCGGAGATGCAGCAACTTACCTCTCCACGTGCTATACAGGCTCTGATAAGCGAGGCCAACGCCCTAACAGGGCTCCAGGTCCTAGGCTCACGTGCTGCGATTATCACACATAGTCGTACTGGCCCAATGAAGAAGCCCACACCTACGAGAGAATTCATAGGTGATGTTCTGACCGAGACGGGTTCCACGGTAGGTTTGTACTGTAGATCACGTCACGTTCGTGGTATGCCGACCTGGTTAAATGAGGTGCTACGTCCTGTGATCATGTGGTCACAGCTCGGACTCAAACGATGGTATGGTTTCGGGCATGGGTCTGACGAGGTGATGGAGGCTAAATACAAGGCTACATATCGCCGTGCTGAAGCTTTCGGGCCAGTTCAGATAATATCGGACGACGCCTCGAACTTCGACGATACCGTTAGCCTTCGTCATCTCGAGCAGTTAAGAGATGAGTTCTACATCTGGGGCACGCCTACGGAGGAATGGTTGTATAGTGAGGTGTTCGTCACGCCGGTCCTTTCAGGTCCCCTGAAGAAGGACGCGGTCTGTGGCCTTTATGAACGTGCGGGTGGTATCCCTTCCGGACTCATCTCTACAACGTTAGATGATACACTCATCAACATGGCGATTGTAGTTCAATCAATCGCTCCTGCAGCTAAGAAGACCATAGCTGAGGTTCTGAATGCCCTGGACACTGGTGAGCTAGGCCTTTGGGTTCAGGGTGACGATACCCTTATCTTCACGTCCTGGGACGTCGATCGCGACGTCTATGTCAGCACGGCAGCTGCTTATGGATACATACGTAAGGTGGAAGATTTCCCAGTCTTCTTGATGCGTTGGTACGGGCCCAATGGTTCACATAATAGTGCGGTTCGTGCTGCTATGAGGACTACCAGCCGAGAGAGTCGCACACTCGGGCCCGCATTCGAACGGTTTGCCACTTATAACAGATGGTTGCCCACAAGAATTGACCCCAAACTGGACCTAGCCGTGTGGCTTATGTCTGGTCAGGATTATAGCTCCGATGAGTTATCTAACCCAGGTTCATTCATCGAGGACCCAGCTCTGTTAACTGCTATGAAGGCCGAAATGGGAGGGCCTCAAGGATTGCAGAAGAGTATTCGTTTTGTCAGAGATCTGCTCGCACGTGGCGTGAACGCTCAGCAACTCGCTGTGCTACGCCGTGTGGGGCTATTAGACATGTATGCCGAGGAGGCAATTTATGCAGAATCCGGAACTGGATACGACTGGCGCACCCATTTCAGAAAATTTGCTCGAAGTGACACCAGAACCCCAGCCGGCCGCTGGGAGTGATCAAGCCCCCATGCAAGAGCCACTTAAGGAGGAGGAGAAACCGGCCGAGGCCCCTCTCCCTGAACCCCTCAAATTCCAGGAGGCCACTGTCGACCTGTCCCTTACCTCGATAGGTGATCTGTTGACTATCGGACAACGTTTCTCAAACGAGTCCGGTGACGTCTACGCATTATCCGCACCTTCTGGGATGTTCATCATTGATGTGGGGCGTGTTCTCTCCGACAGGGTCAAGATCCTCGAAAAGCTACCTCGTGACATGTTCATTCGTCCGGTCCCAACCGCGCTGTTGGAACTGATCGACCACCTCTCAGACGTTGCGCCAAAGGACTCTAGTCTTGAAGACTGAAACCGTCATCTACCTATCGATTGCCCTCTTCGTCGTATATTTTCTCTTCCTCCGGAACAAGCAGACTGTCGTACCTCCGGCAGCCGCTACACCACCAAGCGAGCCCAGTATCATTGATCTGTTCTCACAAGCCATTGCATCTACCCGTCGTCGTATCGGCTTCGACGGATACGGCAATGTTCCTCCCACTTACACTGTTCGGCGCAGCTATAAGCTCGCTGGCACTATGATCCCTGTTGGGGGTGGTAGTGGTAAGGGCAACACACCAACGGCAGATGGTTGCCGATGTGGGCATTGAGCCCCCGACCTAACGAGTCGTAAACTCCGTCACGGGGGCCACA